TTCCCGCACCTACCCGTGGTTCAGCTTCAGCAAAAGCGGCATCTACTGCCGTTACCCTGATTGCCGATACTGAGACAGAAATTCAAGTGTCTATTAACCAACACTTTGAATATTCACGTTTCATTGAGGACATTGTTGAAGCACAAGCCCTAAACAGCTTGCGCCAGTTCTACACTGCTGATGCGGGCTATGCGCTTGCCAAGCAAGTAGACACTAGCTTGATCCAAGTGGGTCGTGCATTCAATGGTGCTACTGTCGGTACTAACGACTACGCAACAAGCAATTCATCCACCAAAGCCTTCATTGGCGGTGATGGTACTACTGCTTACAACAGCACATCTTCCAATGCTTCCGCTTTGACTGATGCCGCTATTCGCAGAACCATTCAGCGTTTGGATGACAATGACACTCCTATGGATGGTCGTTTCTTTATCATTCCTCCTTCAAGCCGCAATACGTTGATGGGTCTTTCCCGTTACACAGAACAGGCTTTTGTGGGTAATGGCAATGCAATCCGCACTGGTGAAATCGGTAACCTGTATGGTATTCCTGTGTTCACATCTAGCAATGCTGATACTGGTGCAGGTAACACTGCAACAGATCGTATCTGCTTGATGGGTCACAAGGACTGTATGGTTCTGGTTGAGCAAATTGGTATCCGTTCACAGACTCAGTACAAACAAGACTACTTGGCTACTTTGTTTACATCTGATACTTTGTATGGTGTGAAAGCACTTCGTGCCGCCGCTACAACTGGTGCAGCTTTGTCTTCTAGCGCATTTGCGTTAGCAGTTCCAGCCTAATAGTTGCCTTTTCCCCTCGCCTTAATCGGTGGGGGGATTTTTTACATCAAGGAGATTTATTATGGCAGCAGCAACAGCAGTAACAGCCCGTAGGGGAACTGACCAATTCCGAGGTCTTTTTTCGGATACTTGGTCTGTAACAGCAACACTAAACGCTTCATCTTTAATTGATGGCGCAGGTGAAACTAACACTATTACAGTACCTGGCGTTAAGCTAGGCGACATTGTGATGAACATAAGTATGGGTGTAGATGTCTCTGGACTCTCCATCACGCCTTATGTTTCAGCAGCAGATACTGTATCTATTCGTTTTCAAAACGAAAGTACAGCTACTGTAGACTTAGCAAGCACTACAGTTAAGTGCGTTGTAGTTCGTTTGGTATGATAAAAGGGGGCTAATACCCCCCTTTTTTTGGAGTTTTTTATGGCTACTTTTCGTTGTTTACAGTCTGGTACTCTAATAACTTTCACGTATCAGCACGATATTGATAGCATGAAAGGTCACGAAGGATACGTTCTTGTTGAGGAAACTCCAAAGAAAGACGAAGATAAACCCAAGGTTGGAAGACCAAAAAAAGAGGTTTCAAATGTCGGAAATTGATCCAAGAGAATTCGGCAAACTTGAAGCCCAAGTTGAGGCTTTACAAGTAGAAGTTCAAGCACTTCGCCAAGATATTAAAACGCTTTTAGAAATGGCTAACAAGTCTAAAGGTGGCTTTTTCGTTGGAATGGCTATCGCCTCTGTTATTGGCGGTATCATTTCTTTTGTTGCAACCAAGCTAGTTCGATAGGAAAAATTATGTACGGCAAAACACCCAAAATGTCTGAATCAAAGAGTACTAAAAAAGATACCAAAAAAGGTATGCCTCTTACTGTAATGATAGCTATTGGTAAGCCTAAAGCTATGCCTACCCGTGGCGGTCGCACAGCTACTAACATGATGAAGAAATCTTCAAGAGGTAAATAATGTCATCTTTAACTGCTCCCGTTACCCTTCTTAGCTCCGTTACTGCTACAGGTGCTTCTAAGGCTGTTCAGGTAGATGCTGGTATGCCAGCAATTCTGCACGTTACAGGTATCACAACTGCTACTGTTGCCCTTCAAGGTAGTCTTGATGGCACAACATTTAGCACTGTTGGCACTGCTTTAACGGCTGATGGCTTTGTTACTTTGGCTAATGCTCCTAAGTATTTGAGAGCCAATTGCACAGCGTATACATCTGGAACAATCATCGCAAAGATATTGTACTGATATGGCAACCAAGTCCAAGGTCAATCAAGCAAAGGTATACACAAAACCTACCATGCGTAAAGCCTTGTTTGAGAAGATCAAGGCGGGTGGCTCGGGAGGTGATCCTGGCGAATGGTCTGCCCGTAAAGCGCAACTTCTTGCTAAAGAATACAAAGCCAAAGGTGGGGGTTATAAGACATGAGCAAAGAGAAAACACACTATTTGCCTGATGGCAAGGTCTATAAAGGGCCAACCCACAAAGAGGGTGATAAGCTGATGACGGGTGCTAAACATACGCCTGCAAGCAAGTTTCTTAGCCATACACCAAAGAAAAAGAAATGAAGAACCCTCAACAGTCCCTGAAAGATTGGTCTAAGCAGAATTGGAGAACCAAGTCTGGCAAGCCTTCATCTGAAACGGGTGAGAGGTATTTACCAGAGGCAGCTATCAAGTCTTTGTCGGCTAAAGAGTATGCGGCAACTACCAAGGCCAAGCGTGAAGGCACAAAGGCTGGTAAGCAATTTGTTGCTCAACCTAAAGCAATTGCAAAGAAAACAGCAAAATTTAGATGAGGTAGATATGAAGACTCCTGCTTGGCAAACAAAAGAAGGAAAAAACCCCAAGGGGGGCTTGAATGCTAAAGGCAGAGCATCGTATAATGCAGAAACAGGTGGCAATTTAAAACCACCAGTCAAGTCGGGAGATAACCCTCGTAGGGCATCCTTTTTAGCACGTATGGGCAATATGCCTGGCGCTGAGATGAAAGATGGAAAGCCTACCCGACTTTTACTTTCTCTTAGAGCTTGGGGCGCAACGTCCAAGGAAGACGCTAAAGCTAAGTCTAAAGCGATCTCTAAGAGGAATATAAAGTGAGAGCAACATCTGTTGGTAAAGTTTTAACTGCTAATACAGCTACTACGCTGTATACAGTACCAACTGGCTATTACGCTAGATGTACAGGCTTGCACGCTGCAAATTCTACTGCCACTAATAAGTTTATTAGTTTGTCATGGTATGACTTAAGTGCTACGACAGCTATACCAATTACTTTTGAGGCTGCTGTTGTTGCAAAGTCTTTTCTTGATCCAATTTCAGTAAACACATCTTTCGTAATGGAAGAGGGTGATTACATAATTGCGACTTCAGAAGCAGCAGCAACAATGAGCATTATTGCAACATTTGAGGTTAATGGAGCGCAACGAACATGACTTATTTAGAACTTGTTAACGATGTGCTAGTTCGCTTGCGTGAAAGCACAGTTTCTATTGTTGGCGAAACAACATATTCTGCCTTGATTGGCAAGTTTGTGAATGATGCCAAGCGTCAAATTGAAGATTCTTATAACTGGAATTGTCTTTCACAAACAATCACAGTAACTACAACTGGTGGCACAAGTTCTTATGCTTTGACAGGCGCAGGACAGAAGTTTCGTATCAATGATGCGCTAAACACAACAAGTCTAATTGGTCTTAGGAGCATTGCTTTTGTGGACATGAACCGCAAATTAAACTTTTCTGCTTCTTCACAGTCTATCCCTTCAGAGTTCTGCTTCAGTGGAGTTGATGCTAGTGGCGACACGAAGGTTGATTTGTTTCCAGTTCCTGATGGCGTATATACATTGTTGTTTGATTTGACTATTCCACAAGCTGCTTTGTCTTCAGATAGTGATTCAGTATTAGTTTTGGATTATTTAGTTGCTCAAAGTGCTTATGCCCGTTCTTTGATTGAGCGTGGTGAAGATGGTGGAACAAACTCTAGTGAGGCTTATGCCTTGTTTAGAGGAATGCTCTCTGATGCCATTGCATTGGAAAGCACTCGTTATCCTGAAGATAATTTCGTGGCGGTCTAATGGCAGCACAACTACAAAGTTACAGTCTTTCAGCACCAGGCTTTTACGGCCTGAATACTGAAGATTCACCCCTTGATTTGGGGTCTGGCTTTGCTTTGATTGCAACTAACTGCATCTTGGATCAGTATGGTCGTATAGGTGCTAGAAAAGGTTGGACAAGGGTTAATGCCTCATCTGGTGCTTTGGGTGCTAATGATGTTGGTGTTATCCATGAGTTAGTTCAGACAAATGGAACTTTAACCATTCTGTTTGCTGGTAACAACAAGATATTCAAACTCGACTCTTCTAATGTTGTGGTTGAGTTGACCTATGGTGGTGGTGGTACTGCTCCTACTATTACGGCATCTAATTGGCAATGCGCTACTTTGAATGGAATTGCATATTTCTTTCAAACAGGACATGACCCGATAATTTATGACCCTGCTGTAAGTCTTACTACATTCCGCAGAGTCTCAGAAAAAACTGGCTATGTAGCTACAGTTCCACAAGCCGATATTGCTATATCAGCATTTGGTCGTTTGTGGGTGGCCAATACTGCTACAGACAAAACAACGATTACATTCTCTGATCTGATTGCAGGTCATGTATGGGGTGGTGGAACTTCAGGCTCATTGGATATTTCCCGTGTATGGCCTAATGGTGCAGATGAGATCATGGGTTTAGCAGCGCACAATGATTTCTTGTTTATCTTTGGTAAACGACAAATTCTTGTTTACTCTGGTGCTTCTACACCCGCTTCAATTGTTTTAGCAGACACAATTGGCTCTATTGGATGTATCTCTAGGGATACGATTCAAAGCATTGGCTCTGATGTTGTTTTCTTGTCAGACTCAGGTGTTCGCTCATTGATGAGGACAATTCAAGAGAAGTCTGCACCCTTGAGAGACTTGTCTAAGAATGTTCGTTTTGACCTAAATTCATCTTTATTAGCCGAAACATTAGCCAATGTTAAATCTGTTTATTCAGAAAAAGATGCTTTTTATCTGCTTATTTTACCTGCAACATTCCAAGTCTATTGTTTCGATACCAAGCAAACCTTGCAAGATGGCTCTTATAGAGTTACTAAGTGGGATTCTATTGCACCAACTTCTGCTAGATCACTTAGAAATGGTGACTTATACATTGGCAAAAATGGGTACATTGGTAAATATAATGGCTATTTAGATGACACATCTACTTACCGATTTGCCTATTACACAAACAATGCAGACCTTGGCAGCCCAAATCAGATTTCAATCTTAAAGTCTGTTTCTGCAATTGTGATTGGTGGGTCAGATCAGTTTCTAACTATCAAGTGGGGCTTTGATTATTCTGGCTCTTACCTATCAGAAAATATCTACATTCCTACACAAGAAAGTTATGAGTATGGCATTGGTGAATATGGAATTGCTGAATACACTAGTGGCATCTTAATCAAGACATTAGTTTCCAATGCTTCTGGTGCTGGAAAGATTGTTCAAACTGGTTATGAAACTACAGTTAATAATGTTCCATTTTCTCTGCAAAAGATTGAAATTCAAGCCAAAGATGGCAAAATAGCCTAAGAGGTAAATTATGAGTAACTACACAAAAAGTACAAACTTCGCTACCAAAGATAGTCTAATTTCAGGTAATCCCCTGAAGATTGT